GACTGGAGTTCAGACGTGTGCTCTTCCGATCTGCCAAAAACAACAAGAGCATCTCCAGCCTTTACATCTTTATCCAAATTAAATGTTTTATCTTCAAATATAAGTTCCGTATCCCTTTTATGATTGATAACTTCATATGTATCTCCACAGTCTTCTATGAGTTTTATAATTACATTAAGGGCTTCTGGTGCCATACATATGTGAATCTCAGGTGAAAGTGCTGCTGTTATGGCACGTGTCCATGCCCATGCTATGCTTTTGAAAATACGAAGAATTGGAACGAATATGAAATACAACTTAATAATAACATAACACTTTCAGAATGCAAGAACGATTATGAATATTTACAATATTTTAGAGTTAAAGAAAAAATAAGCTATAATAGGTTAGGATGCGAAATAGGATATGGTGCAAGTGACCTGAAGTTAATAGAAATGGGTAAAAAGGAAATTACAAGAGATTTATCTAAAAGACTAGCAATTTTCTTTAATACTGGAACTATATATTTCTATAATAATCATTACGAGGAAACTCATAATATAAAGAATATAATTAATACATATTTGGATTATAATAGAACAACAATAAAATATATAAGTGATAAAACTGGCATAAGTTATAATATAGTAAGACAATGGAAATATGGAAATACATATCCTAAATATGAAGATTATTTAAAACTTAAAAAAAGTAATATTTTGTAATTGAATAAACTTATCTCCTTAAGTCCATACTTAAGATGAGGTGAGCATTATTAAGAACAGTTTTATAAAAATAGATTTAGCAATTTATTTGACAATTATACTAATTCTATGTGCAATATTAAATTAAGCTATCACTAGGAAAATCTAGTGATAGCTTTTTGAACTTTTATTTCCCTATTTTACCTGGAAGTTTTGTTATAAAACAACTATAGCCATCACTAGTTTTGATTAAATTCATACTATGAAATCTTGGCATAGATATCATATCTTCTAATTCAAATGGTTTAAGTTCTTCTTTTAATTCATAGAAATTAGATTTCTCGCATCCTGATATAAGCATATAGCTTGTATTAGCTGCTTTTAGTTCCGGCCTAATATATTTTATTTGTTCTAAACTATGACATGTTATAATGGGCTTAGCATTCTTTTTAGCTATTCTATTTATATGTTTGGCAAGCAATGATTGAGTTGCTTTTACTTGATATAGTTCATCAAATACAAGATTTACTTTTCTTCTTTGCTCGAATGGTATTTTATTATATCTTATTTGCAATGCTCCTAATACTTTAGATAACCAATAGCACGAAAATATATCTCTTTCATCATCTGTTTGAAATAAATGTTCAGGCATCTTAATACATATAAGATTACATTTTTCCATTTCTTCTGATAAATCAAAATTATTTTTATCATCATTTTTTAACATCAATTCCATATAAGTGTTGGATTTTATCATCTCAACTCTATTTAATATTCCTTGAACATAAGTTATATGAGTTCCTGTTATTTCCGGATTTCTATCTTTAGTACCTTTACTCCATTCGTCTAATTCTTCTAATGCTAATTTATAATCTTCAACATTATTAGAATGTTCTTTAGGAATTAAAGATATAAACTTATGCCTTACTTCATGGTTTTGAAGAGCATTAAAGCAATCTTTAACAGTTCCCCCTGTTAAGAAAACAATTATTGCAGCAGACTTCATATATCTTAGCATTCTAGGTTCTAGTTGATTATCAGGATTAATAGAATTTACAAAAGATACCAACATTTCAGTTTTTGATTTAGCACATCTGTATTGCTCAAATGGTGTATTTTTTAATGGCTTAATTTCATTATAAGAAAAGCCTTGCATCTTTTCAGGATCACTACAATCTATATTTAATATTTTTCCATCTATGCAACTAGATACATCTTCTGACAACTCACATTTGCCACAATAATCAAATATTATATTACACTCATTATTATTAGCTGCATCTCTTAATAAGTTTTTAAGAAGATTAGTTTTTCCGGCTCTTGTAGGAGCACAGATACATAAACATAAAAATCTAAACATTTCATCATTTGATAAAAATGTATTTTTAATTATTCCTTTATATTTATTTGTTCCCAAACACATTATTCCTGTTTCTAATTCTTCAGAAACTTGAGTTTCTTCTATTTGTATAGCTTTCATTTTATGCTTTTCAAGTATATTTCGACCTGGCACTAATAAACATGTACTTGCTATTTCTTCAGAAGACATAGTATTATAGGAAGTCCCTATATTGGTGCTAAAAACATTCAATTTATCTTTCATTTTTATTTTATTATATACCAGTTCATTTCCATTTTTCTCTCCGAGAACGGTAAAACTCTGACAAACAGCTATAGCATTACTTTCTTTTCTTCCTTTATCTTTAGAAGAGGATATAATTGCTATTTGTGTATCCAGTACCGTACTTCTCTCTTTCCTTTTTGTAGATGGGCTTAAATCTTTTTCACTTTCTAAAATGCCACATATAGCTTGCATAAGGCTTTCTTTTTCTTTCTTAACATCTTCTCCCATAAATTCATTTAGAGTATTTCTAAGGCTCTCTATGAAGCTATTAAATGCTAATCCTACTTTTTTGATGCGGTATTCTGTAGTATTTACAGGTTTATCCACGCATTGATGCGATTTTATTTTATCCATTGTTTCTTGATATCTGCGTTTCCAATTAAATTGAGAAGCAGGAGAGAAATTATATAATACAGATACTCTATCATCTTCATCAATTTGATTTTGTACTGCCATTATAGAATATAAAGGCTCTGAAGTTCTTAAATCTGTATTAAGGGATAGTGCATCTTCTCTTTTGTATGTTAATTCATACATATAAGCATTTAAATCAAAATCTTTTATATTATCTACTTCTTCAAAAGTACAGCTGGACCATATATTATTAAGCTTAACCATCATGAGTGTCTTAAGAAAGTCCGGAAATATAAAATAAAAGCAAGTTTCTTCTTTATATATATCAATTAAAAATGATATTTTAAAATCTGCGTGAAAAAATATCTTCTTCTTTTCTTTTTTTATTCGCTGGTCAAAACTCCTGTAACTCAAAGCAATTGCATTAGCCAACTTACCAGACTGATAATTTTTATTACTTTTAACAGGAATAATTCTAATAATGCAATATTTAGGATGTATAATTTCAAAATAATCGGATACTTTAATAGATTTCATATCATATCTCCTATTGAATTTTTTATGTACAAGAGTATAATTATATATAATTGATAAATCTTTTAAATTAATAATTTTAATAGCTTAGCTTGTACTTTTGTGCAAGTTTTTTTATTTCTAAAAGTTTCCCATTTTTTATCTACTGTTTATTATCTTTTTAAATCAGAGTGCATTAAATAAAAATTCTTAATATTTGTAAAAACAGATATATAATAAATGTGCATGGAATTGCTTTTTTTGCCTTATTATATCCTCCAATACTTAATCCAATTGCTATTAGAACGATTGCAGGTCCTGCAATATCTGTAATATTAAATACACCATTAATCAAACATTTCCCTAGCCAAAAAGAGAATTTTTTTAATGCTTCACACATTGAATTCACTATAACCTCATTCATTTATAATCACATCCCACTAAATATATCTTTTATTAATTTGAATACCCAAGGAGTAGCAAATGCTCCAATATATATGAATACATATTTTAGCACTATTCCCCAAACATCTCCTTTGTCTTTTGATATTATACATTTTGCTAAATCAAATAAACATGCTACTGTACAAATACATCCAATTGCTATTTGTAATATATTAACGACAGTATTTTCGGCTTGGTTGAATCTTGCAGCAGCTTCTCCAGCTGCATCTGCAAAAACCATTTGTTCCATCATCGCCATATTAATACTTGCAATAAGAGTTATTGTCATCCTTCTGGCTTTAGGATTATTTAAAATAATGCCTGCGATTCTATCAAGTTCTTTGTTTTCTTCTTGCCTAAGTTTTCTTATATCTTTGTATGTTAGATTTCCTCTTTGTACTTCCATAAATTCGTGGATACTCATTGTTAATTCTTTTTTCATAAAATTACCTCCTTAAATTTTTGAATAAGAAATTATAAACTACACATAATAATGTTACAAAAGAGAAAGGATGTGTTTTAATATGACAATACCTTTTGCAATAGCTACAGGCTCTTTTATAATGTACGTAATAGGTGTAGGAACAGTAATATTTTCTTAAGAATTTATTAAAAATGATATAAATTTAGTTAAAAGTGTAACAAATTAAATTTTCATGAATAAGCTATAGCGTACGCAAGCGTAGCGAGCCTAGCGAAGTAGCGTATAGCGATATAGGATATTCTATTGCCTTCTGAAAAGAAGGCATTTTTAATGCTATCCAGCAACAAAAGTAGATATTTTTCTTTTAGGCTTGTTTGACTTTGACTGACTTTGGATTGACATATCTTTGCTTTCATTTTCAGTTTCTTTTAAATATTGTAAATAATTTTCATCCCTTTTTAGAAGTTCTTTAAGATAGTAAGAATAATCACCTTGGCTTAATAAAAAATCAAACATTTTCTTTTCAGAACGTCTGAAAGAGATTGCTTTTGTCATAGACATATCTCATTCCTCCTATTCTTCGTACATTGAACACATTAAGTCATAATAAGCATTAGCATTAGCAAATAAGTAATCATCTTGGAGAGATACATTATTCCCTATTCCTTTTTTTAATCTTTCATAGAATAGCTTAGATCCTCCACCAGTCATTGAAATATTTTCGGTTTTTAATGAATAATGAGTATTTAATTTAGAAAGTAAATTTTCATAAAAATCATCAAATATCTGTAATGCAAAACCTATATCTTGAATTTGTCCTCCTATACTTAATCCACTTTTCAATTTTCTTTCAGCATCTCTTAGCTGTAGGTCTAATCCAAATTTATTATTTAATCTTGTTATAAAATCTTCAAACAGATTTATAGTTCCTCTTGGTATACTTATAGGCTCTGTAATATGCCTTTCATTGTTTTCTGTATAAACTAATGCACAATCTGTAGTAAGCCCTCCTATATCAATTACAACGCCTTCCCATTCATCATCTAAACTAGCAACGCCCTCTGGAAATACTTCGCATTCTACAATCTGAAATGGCTTTCCGTTAACTATTTTAAAATCATTTTTCATTACTTTTTCTTTTAGTGGATCCTTGAAGTTCTGCCATTGGCATAAAGGTAATCCTAATCCAACATAATTGGCTGTATTAATAGAACTTTTAGAAAGCAGTATATATAGAAGATTAATATAATTTTTCTTGTCTATTTTATTGAATGTTGTATCATACTCGCCTTCTCCTAAATAATAGGTAGTTCCATCAATTATAAATTTTTCACTCTCATTAAATGAGTTGATGGTGCTTATTCTACTATCAAAAATAATTCCAGTATTGCTCTTACCATTTTTATTTCCTATATCTAATCCAACAGTATTATAATTTTTCATTTTCAAACCTCTTTGTCATTCTTTATAGTGCATACTATTCAGAAAAATTAAAAATTGTTCTTATTTTTTATAAAAAATTTCTGATTTATTTTAAAAAATTTATAAAGAATAAATAATATTTTATAATTTTTAGAAATTTTTTTATAAAAAGTTGTAATAAAATAGTCTAAGAAACATATAGTGTAATATAAAAGATTTCAGAGGAGATAAGGTATGATTAATACAATAGAAACTTTAGTAAATAGCGATATTCCAGAGTATATAAAAGAGGATTGTTTACACAGAATAAATGATTGGTTATCATCAGAGGGAACTAAAATAGAAGATAACTATATACAAAATATATTTAGATATGCAAATTTATTATTAAAATAGGAGTGTATTATTTGTGAGTAATTCAAGAATAAATTTATTTGACTGGTTAGAAATAAAATATAATTCAAGAGATATATACAAAGAAGAATACACACTAGAAGAATTTTGCTATGCTTTCTTTGAAAATACTTTTAATTTTAATGTAGGATCTATGTTTGAAGGATTTGTAGCAGATACTAGTGAATGTGATGATAACGAAGATTTTGAACCTTTTTTAGATACATTTTGTCCTTTTTTAGAAATTGATATTAAAAATAAAACCATAACTATGGAAGTTGAATAATATAAATACTAATTTAAATAAGCTAGGAATTTAATCCTAGCTTTATTCTTTATAAAAAACATCATTTATATCTTTATTTAATTTTTCGGCTATCTCAAATGCTCTTTTCAAGCCTGGCTGGGCTTGATTAGATTCATACATGCAATATCTAGGTTGTTGTATTTCTAATAGTTTAGCAAATTCTCCTTGGGTTTTATATCCCATGCTGAGTCTTATCTCTAGTAATCTATTTTTTATCTCCATAATTGATCACTCTCCCACTATTAATATATTACGTAAACAATAAAATATTTACAACTTTTTATATTACATTTATTTTAAATATTCAAAATATTATTGTTTTATTGTACTAGTAGTAGTACAATTTTATTAAAGGAGGCAGTTATGGGAAATCAAAGAACAGAGATAAATAAAAGATGGCAAGAAAAAAACAAAGAACGCTCTAATTATTTAAAATATAGAAGTATAGCACGTTCATTTATAAGAAACAAAGCAACAAGAGATGATCTGCTGGAATTTCAAGAACTTATAAAAATTAAAATGTTAGATACAAAAGAATAAGCAGATAGAGAAAGGGTGTAAAAATATGAAAATAATAGATAAAGTATTAAATAAAGAATGTGCAACTAAGGATGGAAAAGAATCTTTAATAGAACACTGTTGTGTTGAATCATTTGGTTTTGAGGGAGATTGCGAAGATGGTTGGGGTATGTGTAGGGATTGTTGGAATAAAGAAGTAAAGTAGTACGTCATACTTATATTGCAGAAAGGACGAAGAAAGAAGGGATTAAATAATGATTTGTCAAATGATTATTTACTATGGTGCAATACTAAACGGTCAGGTTATTTATTCATTACAAAGCACTTTAGAAGATTGTAATAAGTTCCCGACTGAAATGAATGAAATTATGTTTAAATATCCAGTTGAACAAGCAATATTAAAAGATGGTTTAAACATAGATGATTTTGAAATAGGATACTTAACAAAAGAACAATATGAAAACAGATTTGATATTGAACATGAAAAAATTACAACTTATACTATTATGAAATAGTTCGTAATACTTAAATAATAGGAATTTAAAATTGTAATAACTCTACCCTCATAACCATATATTATAGTAATAAATACGATTAGGGGGGGAATTATGGGGATAATATTTGGATTGCTACTACTTATATTCATGGGGATATTAATATGGTTTTTATCTGATTTTGCATTTAAATATAAAAATTATACTGATATTAAATTTAAATATAACAGATGCATATATCAGCCTACCGAAAAAGAAAACAGGTTAAAAATATATAAAGAAATGAATGAAAAAAGATTTTCTATGGAAAAGTCTATATCTAATATATTGTTTTTTCTATTTACATTGCCAGTATTAATAGTTGGAGGATTAATTTTTATAACAATACTTGCAATAATGGTATAAAACAATACGATAATTAAAAGGGAGAGGTTAAAATGAAAAAGAAATTAACAAGTTTATTTATTACTTTATGTACTGCTCTTATGCTCTTTAGTCCTGTAAAAGCTAATGCAATTAGTTATGATTCAGATTCTGAATTAACATTTAAGCAACAAATACAAAAAGATAAAGAAAAGCAAGATATAAAAACTATGATTCAACAAGATTATGCTTCTAATCATGAAATAGTAGATTACTATGGAGAAAAAACAATTAATAATTATGACTTTTTACAGAAGTGTGGTTTACTAGGAAAAACTTTATATGAATATGTTTCATATGCAGAATACGGAAATGGCAATAGACAAGATATAAATGATTATTTCTATGATCCTGATACTGGACATTTATTTAGATGCAATCAAGGAGTCTGGGATTGCTTAGATATGGATATAAACTTGAATAATTCAAATGCTATTCTAAATGATAAATTTGAATTAACATATAAAGAAGCAGAGGATATAGTAAGTAAGCATTTAATAAGAATGAAGTCTTATTATCCTGATAAAATACGATATAGTTTTAAACAATTTGATGGAAAATATAAAATTTTATGTGAAAACTCCATAGATCAATATAACTACAAATTTAAGACAATATCAACTTTCTATGTAGATAAATCAACAGGAAGCATATATAACGAACTTAATCAAGAAATATTATATGAATAAGAAAAAAGCCGGAATTTCACCGGCTTTTTATTTTTCTATCTTATTTAAGATATCTGAAATATTAACTTTTATATTACCAACATCAGCTTCAATTTTATCAACTTTCGAACTCATTTCTTTTGAATTTAAAATCATATCTGAATTATTTTTTACAAGTTCGGCATTATTTTTTACAAGTTCAGCGTTAGTTTCTATTACTTTATCTAAAGTTTTATTTATCCTACCCCACATTTGGTAAATAAAAATTCCCATCACGCAACATGCAGCAATAGGAAATCCATAATTATTTATTAAATTTGCAATATCCACTCATAAAATACCTCCTATATATGTTCCCTACTTTTCTTCATCTGTATCTTTATTAATAAAAGGTAAATCTAATCCTGAAGTTTCTGCATTGTTTAAAGCACCTAATACTATCCCTATACTACATAGAGTTTTAACAATACTCATTACCTGTTCATTATCTACTTTAACTCCACATTGAGTTAATAGCAAAACTATTAAGCTTGCAAGAGTTAAAATAGTTCCTGGATTAGTAAATCTTTTTAAATAATCTTTATACATAAAAAACATCTCCTTTATAATTTAGTTGCATGGCCATTGCAATCGAAAGAATATCCATAGCATTCTGTATTGCAAGCCATAGAGCCATCAGAATACAATAAATATGCAAAACCATCTTTTTCTAACCAACCAGTTTGCATTGAACCATCATTATTGAAAAAATACCACTTACCTTGAATACTGTACCAGCCTATTTTCATAGCACCATTATCATCAAAAAAATACCATTTTCCATCTGTGAATATCCATCCAGTTTTCATAGATCCATCATCTTTACTCCCTAAGTAGTACCAGTTGCCACCATCTGACCACTGCCATCCATAAAGCATATATCCTTCACTGTTAAACAAATACCATTTTCCATCTATTTTGTACCATTCATTTGCTGGGTAAGTTCCATCATCAAATTTATACCACCAACCAACATTATTTAAAATCCATTCCCCATGTTTACTATTATTTACAAGACATAGTTCATTAAAATAATTACAGTCACCAGTAAAATATCCTATATTCCCATTTTCAGAATATTGCCATCCACATATATTGCTAAAAAAGCCTGCATTAACTTTTGAATAACTCGAACAATAATTAGCAATCCAACATTTTCTATCTTTGATTACAGAAGAAATAGGATTTAAATATTCAACAAAGCTACTATATGTATATATGCCTAATTCTAAATTTGAAAGTTCGTTAAATTTATTTATAAATCTAATAACATAGTTGCAAAGATTACTAAAATTTCTCTCAACATCTAACATAGGTATAAGATCTGATTCATAATCTTTTATATAGTTATAAAAACTTAATGCCTGGTCTTCCGGAGAAGATGTTCCAACTAGGAAATGATAAAAACCTATTTTTAATCCTAAACTTTTTCCTTGAGAATATCTAGAAGGACTTATTTTATCTTTAAAAGATTGTCCTTCAGTAGCTTTAAGATACATATAATCAACATTATTATTAGCTAATGTTGATAAATCAGTTATAGAATTATTATTAGAAATATCTACACCTAATATATTAAAATCCATTACTGTTCCTCCTTATAAGAAATAAAATTTTCAGCTAAATATTCAGAAACAGTATCCCTATAGTCATCAGGACATACTTTTCTTATATCTCCTTCTATTGGATTCAGAATCATTCTTTCTGCTACAATTAAATTAGAATAAGCCATTACAAGATACTTTTTAATTACCACTTACATCACTTCCTTTCCCTATTTGAGTTTTCAATTCTTCTATTTTTAACAAAAGAGATGCTATATCCTCTCCCATTGAAGATATAGCATCCCAAATATCACTATTTAATTCTGTTTTTTCTTTCTCCTTGCTCTCCTTAACTTCTTGAAGAGGTTTTTCATTAAATACTTCTAACATTATTCAAATGCACCTCCAATTCCTTGTAAATTTATATTTGCTGTTACACCGGATTTTTTAACTAATTTAAATTTTAAATTTATGCCTGCATTAGTAGCGGTTTTTGTTGTATTTGAAAATGTATGAGGATTACCACTAAGAACCTCAGTTAAAACATCTTCCCATACGGGAGTTGTATCATAAGCATTATTGCATACTTTTATATATGAATTTTGCTGGTCTATATTTTCATACCCATTCCACAATACTAATAAAACTATTTTTGTCGCTAAGATATCAGTTTTTATTATATTAGTCAACGAATCTGATTGCATAGTGGTTTCATTTTTTATAAATGTAAATTCAAGACTATTTGCGGCACCTATGCTATCTTGAATTGTAAGTCTTATCTTATGAGATCCATTTTTAATAGTTAACCATTTTGATAAAGACACCGAATATGAATTTGTATTATTACTAATATTGTTTTTAGAATCTATTAATATATTATCTAAAAATATACTTAAATTCATATTTGTATCATTTTCTACATCGTTTATAGCAAATGATAAAGTAGGAGGAACATTGGTTAAAGTGCCTAAATTAGTTGTTACGCTTGTAATAGTCGGAGGAGTGTTAGTTCTAACAAAAGTATAATATTGATACACTATTTGCCCTTGGTTATTATTTACACTTATAGTTATTGTGTTTTTTGTATTTAAAGGCAAAGAATATAATTGTTCTTTGGAAATATTAATAGTTAAAGTCTGTCCTTTAGGAGCGTTAGAAATATTTCTAATTTGATTTCCGTTTAGATATTCTATAACAGTCAATGAATCACTACTTATAGGACTATCAACAGTATAATTAATGCTAAATCCAGAATTTTTATTTCCTAAATCTATAGTTCCACCTGTGTTACCATTTATAGTAGGAGGTTGACTAAACCAGTCAGCAGGAATTATTGTTGAACCTGTTGAACCATTAATACTAATTCTAAAGTCACAACGAGCAAGACTAGTTCCCCATGTAATACCAATAATGTAATCATTACTCATACATATTTTTTTTCCAATGTCATTTATACTTAAAGGTATTTCAAAATAGCAAGATGCCAAAGAACAATTTTTGCTAAATACTATTTTAGTATTTTGAGTATAACAATCAACATTATTTAAAGTATATTTTAAATTTCCACTCAAATTCAACTCGTAAATGTAATGATAACTTCTTGGCACAAATTCTGCATAAAATTTAATTTTATTATCTTCAAATTGTTGAGAAACATTAACTATATTATAGTCACTACTATCTTTAAGTTTATATATGGATAATATATTGTTATAAGCCATTTAGTTGCTCCCCTTTCTATATATAAATTTTCTTATTGTCTTTATCCCATATACCACGAGATAAAGAAATATCATCTATATCATCAAAGTTAAGTAGAAAAGCATTGTTTTGCATTCCATAGCTTAATGTTGCAGATAATATTGCAAATTTTAATTTTAATAAATTTAAGTCACTTGTATTAGATGTCACTAATTCTTCATGTTTTTCTAATAATGTATCCGCCTTTTGATTTATTTCATATTGGTTTGAACCCGATATAATTGTTAAATTTTCATTTGTATTTAACAATCCTATATCAAAACTAAGTGTATTTACATCAACCGTTATGTTACTCGCATTTCCAACTGCTGCGTTCACTTCCCACATCCAAGTGTAGGCTCCTTGAGATATAGGTGCTAAATAATCTCCATATTCTCCTGCTGTTGCATATCCATAAAGTATTTCTCCTTCTTGTGGATCTTCTGCATACAATCCAAATTCACAAATATAGTAGCTTTCCTCTAAATCATTATTATTGAATGTAGCTGTTATTTTAGCCTGTCTAGTCGATGATAAAGGGACAATGCTTATTAATGAAGCATCAAATTTATAATCAATTAAGTCTTCAAGTTCTTCTATGTTTTCATTTGTTATTTTTCCAGCACCAATTTTAAATTTAGTGAATTTTAATGGATTTCCGGCTTGAACTTTCGAATACAGAACTTTTCCTCGGTTAGTAATCTGCATATTTTGTATAACTGCCATTTTTTATAACTCCTTTCACATCAATTGTTTTACCATGTGTTATTCCCTTCTTTTATATTAGTAGGCAAATTTTTAAATACTATTTTCTCTTGCTCATTTGTTAATATTGGATTAAAAAAGTTATCTCCATTAAAATAATTATTTATAGAAACACTTTCAGTAGCATATATAAATTTATACATTTTTAAATTTGTATTATCTTTGTTGTAATAATTAGATTTTATTAATAAGTAATCTATAGATAGATTACTTTCGTTATCTATAGAAATCAAATTAGCATAATCTCCTTGAGTACAATTAGATATATTATTATTACATATTCTTAACGTTTTTATAGAACCCATCGGAATGCTATTTATTTTTATAAATTCTCTGTATCCACCATTAACAAAAATATTTTCAATATTAATATTTTCAGGAATAGTCCCATATATATTAAATATCTTCCCAATATTTTTAGTATCTGATAAATTATTCAAAGATTCAACATTATTATTTTTAGCAATTATATTAGAACCTCTTAAATTAAAAGCGTAATTTCCGTAAGCATTAATAATAGTATTATTTAAAATTTGACATATATAACTTTCTGTTTGAATAATCCCATTTATATTTAAAATATTATCTATTATATTATTGCTTATATTTACACTTGATGCTTTAACATAAATAGCTGATTTTTCTAACTCATTCAAAGTAGAATTATCCAATTCATAAATTATGTTATTACTTACAATTGCATCTGATTTGCTATACTGAGCTATATCTATACCACCACATAAATGTTTTTTTATTATATTTGAATTAACAATTATTTTTTGGCAATTAACATTTCCTATAGTTATTGCTTTTTTACCGTTATTATAAATATAATTTGAATCAATAATACAGTCTCCATATCCATCTTCTGTTTGTAATATATATGAAGGATCTCCTTCTATAGCTGCATAACCATTATTTAAAATATGATTATCTGATATTATAATAGGAGCATAAGCAAATTGAATTCCTGTATCATGATTATTTTCAATAATACATTTCGTAACTGTATTAGCTTTATATTTATTATCCGATACTCCTGTGATAGATATACCGTTTTTTGAACCTTTAGATTTATTAAAATTTGCACAATTTAAAATATGGCATCCATCAATTAAAGAATTGTAATTACGATCTAAATATATTCCTGTCCCCAAAGTATTTTTAACAATACAATTTCTTATTGTTATATTACCGGCATAACACATACAAATTCCATATCCATTATTCCAGTAATTTGAATTATTACTCCAATTTAAATCTATTTCACTCTCTACTCCCCCATCTATTGTCAAATCACAAATAATTATATTTTTTTCTTCTAGTACATTATTAGAATTGTGTATATCAGAACATGTTAGGATGGTATTTTTACAACCATCATATTGGTTTTGAGTGTTTTCAGTATATCTATATACATCAGCTTTTAAAATAGATTTAAATCCGGAACCTTTTAAAGTAAAATTTTTAGGTACAAAAATAGGAAGCGTTGGATCAACTAAAAAAGTACCTGAAGGAATGAGTATTGAGTTTATTCTATTTTTATTTGCATAATATAACGCATTTTCAATATTAGAATTATTAATATAATTAGAATTTTCTACAGCCCCAAATAACTTTATATTAATCGTATCATTATTTGGTATCAACTTAGCTTTTAAATTATTAGCTACGCTATGTATGCTTCCGGCATCATCAATCAAAGAATCGTCTCTAACTATATCGTATGAGCCATTTCCTCCATCTCCAACATCATAGTATCCTTTAGTGATTACCATATCTCCAGCCTGGAACTTACCATATATTTTCATTTGATATATAGTATCAAAAAAATATATTTTATTTTTTAACCCATTATTTATATATTTAAATACATTTTTTTTTGATATTTTTTTTACTTCCTTAGAAGAACTATAAAAAAGTAGTAACTCTTCGTCTAGAATTTCTTCTGAGCTTTCTAACTCTTCAAAAGAAATAGATTCTAAGATATCATTATTCATTATCATTATATATACCTCCTTAAAATTTAATAATTTTACCATCAGAAGTTGATAAATAATTGTTATTTTTTATTTTTAAAATCCTTTTAAAAGGTTGCATATTAATAGTAGATTTTATAACATTACCAACAACCATTCCGATATTTGTATCAAATTTTGAAGGTTCCGGAGTATATTTCATATTTATAGTCTGTCTTATACCTTCAGAAACTGTCATACCAATATATAAATCATCTTTTATATATGATTTAGTATAATAATTTATCTTAACACCTTCTGGTCTTGGAACTATCATTCCCTCTTGCACTAAATATTGTCTTATCTGATTAACAAACCCTACAACATAAGCATCAATGGTCATGTCTTGATTGTCTTCTATTTCAAGGCTTATATCTTCAAAAATATTATCCCATATGTCATAAATACCTTCTAAAAGTCCATCCCACATATTCATAGCTATTTTTGCTTTTATAACTAATCTATATACTTCATCAGTCATAATTGGATTGTAACCATTTAAAGGTTGAAAATCGAGTTGTCTTTTTCTTCCTACTGTTTCTCCTAAAGCATCTAATTGCCTTCCTACTGCTTCATCAATATCATAATAAAAATTAAAATTTTTTAAAATTTCTTTGGCTCCATCTAATGTTTCAATATGATGTTTCATCCAAGCTATAAATTTAGGACTTGATTGGTACTGAGATGTTACTTGTTTTAAATAATCATTAATAGACATATATCCCATAAGATTACACCTCACTTATAGTTATATAATCTTTATTTCCACGAGCACACTCATTAAAAGCTATATCTATATTATTAGAAGATAATGTTCCTCCATGAATGCAAATAGTTATTCCTAAAACAGAAAAAGTAGGATTTGTTAAATCAATAGATTTAACAGAAATAGCCCATAACATTGATATATCAATATCTGTTCCTATATTTAAACTATTTAGATATTCCTCTGTATTTTTTTTTATATTATCTGTATCAGCTGTCGTAAATTTATTTAGTTTTTTGATTGAAATATTAACATCTATATCTCTAAAAGTTGGTCTAAAATAATTAATGGTGTTATCTTTTCCACGTGAATCTTGAACTATAGCAGATGTAGTTCCATATGTTCCACAACCAGGACCTTTATGAATTAATATAGATTTTGCTATTTCTTCATCATCGCCATTTTCTACTACACAAGCAATGGAATGAGAAGGTATTCCTAATCCATTAGTTCTATCAGTAAAATTCTCATATATTTCAACTCTATCTGTTCCCTCTAAATTCGATAATGCAGCATAAGTACCATCTAATATACTTTTAGATGGTAATGAAACACTCTTAGTCTGTCTTATACGAAGTTTTTCAGGACTTTCAATTAATCTACCTAATGTAGCTGATTCTTCTATTCTCACAGAATTCCATCCATACTGTGTAGTTGCTATCGTTACAATGTCACCAGGATTACATACAATCGGTCCTGGTATACTGCAAGTAATTTTAATTGTTATTTCTTCATCATCAAATTTCACTTCAGAGGGTAAATTCCATATAATATTACTTTTATCAATAACTTTTCCATTTTTTACTAAAGTTCCTTTTGTTCCATTTAATATAGCATTGACAGTGCTATACTTTTCATCTTTTCTTTTTATACCATTTAATTTTACAACACTATCTAATCCAGTACCGACTGCTGTAGATGGACTTCTACATATAATTGCATGTTCTACGGATTGATATGTATCATACTCGCTTTCTGATAATATAGCTAAAAATTGATAATCCATGCTATCCTCTTCCAGATATATATCATCACCAAATATTTTTTTAGCAGCATCAACATGATGTTGCTTAATATCTTCATATGCAGGATAATGATATCCTGTTTCATCTATATACGGTTTAAAATACATTAGTATCCTCCTTCCTAATAAATATCAGAAACTGTTATAGAACCAAAAGGTGTATTGGCTATACAATTAAAACTATATTTTCTTGATATACTATCATATTCATGTGTATAGCTTTCTATATTTGTAACATTTAAAGTGTTAATTATTCTTTCTTTAATAATTGCATCAATTAATTCTAAAGCTATATTAGTCCCACTTTGACCAATTATTTTTTGAAAAAGTGGGAGCCCACTTTTTGTATTTTCAAACCATTCACCTTCCAATAACTTTAATCTTGTTTTTATTGCTTGCGCTACTGCATAAGCCCCATATGTAAAATGTTGTAATCCCTTTCCAAACTGATAATCTCCATTAACATCTAAAATTCTATAAATCAAAAAATCACCTTCTTTCAAAAAAGGTAAAAATAAAAAAGGCACTCTTTGAGTACCTTACTATTTATATTTTATCTCTTTTTTTATAATAAATTTATTAGTTTTTTATCCACTTTTTATTATTTAGGAATACCGGTTGTTGAATCCCCTACATTATGTGTATGTGAACTATAAGCATTTCCATTTATTTTAACATCACCAACTAAGTTTATTTCATTTCCTTTAAATTCAATATATGAATTTCCTTCTATATTTCTTAATTGAGTTGAATCAGAAGAATAATTTTTTATATTCTTTGGATTAGAAAATATAGTTGGAATAAATATAGCATCTGATAAATCGTGATATCTTTCTTCTTCCGGAGCCTGAACTCCCCCTCTATCCCATACTAAATTATAGCAATTATCCATAAAAATAAGTATTCCTTCATCACCCTTACTTAAAGGAAATGTTAATACGAAGTTGTTACATCTAGGCAAAATTACTTGCACGTCTAACAATGGGGATATCTGTTGATATTCAAAATTTTGAGTGTCTTCAGATGTTTTTTGAAGAAGTAAAGGCATAACAGTTGCTGTTTGATTTTTACAATCAAAAGAAACTATTTCTCCTGGCATACATACTCTTATTTCTTTTTTGATATTATCTTTAAGATTTCTATAAAATTCATCTTTACTATCAAACATTTGCGATAAGTTGATATTGTTATGCACTATCTACTACCCCCTTTTACCTTTGCTACTGTTGGTACATCTGCACCGTCTACATCTATCAAACATTTAGGTATTGCAAATATTGGTCCATCATTAGATGTATAAACTTCATGATATTGAACTTGGTCAGCAGGTGCTCTTCCATCTTTTCCTCTTGCAGCATAGCAATGATTATCTCCTGCATATATTGCTACATGATGGCAAGCATCTCCTTTTCCCCAAAAAACTAAATCTCCTGGTTTTGCTTCATTTTGACTTATAAACTTACCACCCTCATTTTGAACTTGATTATATTGCGGTCCTGTTATATCAACTATGCTAAGTCCTGCATATTCATAGCAATGTTTAGCAAATAAACTACAATCCCAATAAGTTATACCATTTATAGTTTGACCTCTATAATCCATACTATATTGAACATTAGGATCATCACATATTCTTTTTGCTTCTTCAATTATCTTATTACGAACTCCTGTTGAATTCATTGATGTTCCATTTGAAGCAGCAGGAACAGTATTGCTTGAACTTACTTGAACTCTCTTAGCTTTTATTAATGTATTATCTATATGAAATAAAGAATTAATTTTTAGAAGTGGATTTATTAAACATTTTATTTCAATTCCAAAATCAGTTTGTTCAGGGAATCCTACCAATCCACTTTGAGTTCCTATTTCAAGTATTTCTCCTTCTGGTAATTCTCCAACATCTATTATATTTATTTCACCATTCTCGTAATATCCTTGAAGTTCATTACTTCTTGCGAGTTGCCTAACATAATCACTTTGCTTACCAAAAAAAGTTTTTCCTCTTGTTAATGCTTTTGTATTTAACTTTGAAGAAATACTTCCTAAACTGACTGGATTGCCTGCTCTATTTGAAATTTCTTCTAATTGTTTCCTTTGCGTAAGTCCTTTAGTTAAAGTAAAATTAACAAAATTAAAATTTATAGCCCTATCACAATCAACTGCAAGTATTTCTAATACAAATGTTGTTGAATCTTCTTTATAACTTATTGTTTGTATTATATCTCCATCAAATATTTGACCAAATATATTGCCTTCATATCCAGCTTCAATTGTTACTCTGACCATATCATTCATGATTTTATTTTCTGTAGGCACATTAAGATTATAGATTTTAATTACACTCAAATTAGGTTCCATAGCCATGCTTTTTGTACAATTAAAAACAACTCTTAGTTCAGATACATCAAGGGCATTATTATCTTTATCTGCCAATATAACTCGGCATCTTCTTCCGTACATTATTTCTCCAGAAGTGTTACTTCCAGCCACAACTTCATAATTTGTTTCATCTAATGGTATTTCATTATTATTACTTGATACTGTTGGAATAGCCATAATATCACTCCTTTATTTATTAATTAATGGAAGAACTCCACCGGATTGAGATACTGCATTAGCTGTAACATACCAATCATTACCTCTTGTATCTCCTGAAAATTCTAACTTATATATTCTATATATACCCTCTTTATCTAATTGCCTATATAATCTGTTATTATAGGCATCATCTTCTGATGATGCAGTATTTTTATCTGAAGATGAATCTGTATATCCTCCAGAAGTTCCGGTAAATTGATTGAAATATTCTTGCGCATGTTGCTTCCTTACTTCCATCATTGGAGTTCCTGCTCTTTCCCAACAAACACAAAATGATTCTGTCAAATCAGCTATACTCCCATTACCAGCCATAAAATCACTATGCATTAAATATCCGGATTTTTGTATCCAGTTAAATGTTGCACCGGTTTCAGATAAATTCTGACCTGCTATTTCTGACCATGCAAATTCCAATTGATGAGTTAAATCTGTTCCGTAAGATTTTAATTTGCTTAATCTATCGCTCTGCCATTGAAACAATCCCCATGCTGGGCCACCTACTTCTTGTAAATTAGGATCAAATTTTGATTCTTGATAGATATTGCCCATAATTGCAGCTACACTTTTTTCGTCTAACCCTTTTCCTCTAAAAAATTTCCATACTTCTTCTTCTACGCTCATATAAACCTCCATATAAAAAAAGAAGACTCTTACGAGTCCTCTTCTGAATACCAAATTAATTTATAGCTTTTTCCTAAATTATTTTTATTTGGTCTATCTAAATTTTCTCCCTGTGCGTATATAAATGCATGACCTATATGTTTGTATTGATATTGCTCCAGCAAATCAACTCCACACACAAGACTAATATTACATACTAATTCTTTTTTATTTTCATCTTTTATGTCCATAATCCAACAATCAGCTATTGTATTATATCTCAAAAAGAAAAATAACTTTTTATTTTCGCCGTTTATAGGGTTCATAGAATAAAATTCTTGATTAAAACTTGTACTTAATGGTATTTCATAATTTTTCATTCAATATCTCCTATAGCCCTAAAATTTCTTTACGTTTATTTTCTATATCCTCATATTCTGAATCAGCAATAGCTTGAGCATTCTGGCTTCCTTCATTGGTACTATCTGTTATTTCCGGCCTAGCAGATATTTTTACTGCTTCAACATTCACAACAAAAATTTCTTTCAATACAACAGTGGCTCTAAGTGAAGTAACAGTATTATCATTATCCTCTACAACTAAAGATTGAATTATTAAGTTATTAAACGTTCCAAATTTATTTATAACTGTAATAGGTAATCTATCCTTCTTTAATTGTTTTATAGTATTATAAGCATTTATACTACGTGTACTATCTCCTGTGTATACTACACTAGTGTTAATTTTTTCCATAACATCACTCATACCAATTTGAAAAGTTAGTTCATCTCCATTTTCTATAGCATGATCTGATATATTTGCTCCTGTTTGAATTGGATGACTTGTTATTGTATTTGTCGATGATATTTGTGTTGAAAATATCGCATCAAAATAATAATTTCCACGTGCTGAACTAAAATAAGTTTTTACTATTTCTTCTTGCATAATAATATCACCTACCCTAAACTGCGAGTAAGAATACTATTCATAGTTGTTCCAATCGCTCTAGCATTACTTTGTGCATCATTTCCATTAACAGTAAAACTATTATGATTAATTATTTTATTATCACTATTAGTTTTACTGTTGTCTTGTTTTGTGTTATTAGTAGTGTTACTATTACTATAACCTTGATATGATTGGTATGCATCATAACTCTTTTTCGCAGTATATAATCCTGGAGAAGCTAAAAGCATAGAATCAGAAAAAGCTTTTTTAATTTCTTTTCCTATTTCTCCCAAATTCAAACTCCATCCATTTGAATTGTTATCACTATTGCTATCATTTTCTTTTGAGTTACTATTTAATTTCAAACTAGGAAGCTTTATAGATAACTTTTCTTTTATTTTATCTATGTATTCATTTATTTTATCTAATCCACTATTTATCCATTCTTCTATATTATCTATTGATTTTTTAAAAGAAGAATCATCATACCAATTAGATACATCCTCTTTTATATTGTTAATCCGTTCTTTACAATCCGATAACTTATCACCTATACCACTAAAGAAATCCATCATAGGAGACTTTCCTGTTCTAAAATACAATGCTAAATCTTCTACTGTTAGAATTGCAAGTTTAAATGGCTTAACAAAAGGCATAGTAAGATTTATAAAATTATTTTTTATAAATCTTATGCCTTTATTAATATCATCAAATACTTTTTTAGCTGTATCATTACCACCAATTTTATTTTTGATTTCATCATATAAATTTTTTGCTTTTTCCCCTAACTTAAAAGCAACATATATTCCATCAGCTAATGGCTTTATTACATTTCCTATATAGTTACCTGCTGAATCAGCTAATCCGGGCAATTTATCCTTTAACCACGTGTTTCCTTGATGCATCATTCCCATTATCTCTTCAAGTGGACCTCTACAATTTTTCATTATAGAATTTCCAACCCACTCGAAAGCTATAGATCCCATTTGCTTAGTTCTTGCAAACTCTGTACTTATTTGCTGAACAATTTTAAGATTTTTATTATAATCATCTGGAAGTTTTAAATCCTTAGAATCTTGCCTTAATTGATTAAATTGCTTAAGAAGAGTAGGAGAAAGCCATAAATCTTCTAAGCTTACTCCCATTGTATCTAATGCTTTATTAACTTCTCTTGCATTTTCTTTAGTTATCCATAACTGCCTACTAAGTTTTTCGTATCCAATATCCTTTTCAGATAAATCCTTAAGAAGAGATATAGTCCACTCGATTAAAGATACATATCCTTTTAAAGCTATTGCTATACTGGTAAATGCCATTATAGATGTGCCACTAAATTTCAGCATATCTTTACTGCCTTGATCCGTAAATTTACTTATACCATTCTTTATACGTTCTAACGTTTCATTTGGCTCTGTATCTGATTTAGGAGGAAATAATTTAGATAATACGTTATTCAAATCTAAATTATTTATTTGATTTATTTTTTTTAATATATCAGTAAGATCTCCTCTTATGCTAGAAGGAATAAAATTTCTCATTTGAGGAGATGCAGAAATTAATTCAAATAATCCTTTTAGCACATTCGAACTATTATTGAATTCCTGTTGGTTTTGCTTTTGGGAATCTCTTATTTTTTTATCAGCAAGATTCATTTTATTTTCAGCATTACTCATACTGTTTTCATCAAGGTTAAATCCTATGCTAATTAAATATTGTTTAATTATATCAAATCCAGCCATTTATACTCCTCCTTCCATTCTAGAGTTATCTATTGATCTAGCTTCATTTTCATTTCTTACATCAATCATTTCATGTGCATTTAATAAATCGTCAAAAGAATATGTTCCATCCCACACTTCATGTTGCTTCCACATTCCAGCCATAACTGGTGCATAAAGAAAAGCATCTATATTCTTTAATTTTGCAACTATGAAAGGACACCTTCTAGGAGCGAACTCAAGTTGCTTCCTGCGAAAAAACTCTCTAAATTAAACCAAAGCGACTGTATAGTTAAATTCATTATTAATGCAGTGTTACATTTATCCTCTTCTGCTTTAGATGTTCCAAATTCTCCGTTTTCAGCTAAAACTTGTGCTTCTCCAGCCGGAAGGACTTCATATGTTATATGCAAACACGACTTTTGAATATATTCAAAATCTTCTTTAGACAAAGAAAAGATAGAAGAAAATAATTGTGTATAATCTAAATCTTCCATCTTAAAATCTTTATTCATATTCTTAAATGAATTTGCTAATAATCCAGCTATTTTAAATGTTATATAGCATCCTGTTATAGCATTAAATTTTTTAACTCTAAAAATTCTATTTTCAATCGTTATATCCTTTGAAAAAACTGGTATATCCATAAAAATATTCTCCTTTATTCTTGAACTATCTTAGCAGCCATCAATGTCCATGAAACATGTTGACCTTCTGCTTGATATGGTTTATCTGCTATCTTTTGAAAAGCAACATTTGTGCAAGTAGTATTTTCTTCTAATTCTTTGGATACTATAGTTACGGTCATTATAGCCCATTCAGAAGTAGCTGCATTATCTAAATAATTGTAAGCTTTTAATAGCCATTTATGAAGTTGAGATGTCTGCTGCATATCAATTACAATAGTACCATTTTTGCTTATTTTCTTTGTAATCATAACAGAACCATCGCTTGCTGTATCATGTACAGTTCTATCATTAGCCATTGCTATAGTGATGCTACCAAGGCCTTCTCCTTTTGTACTTTTGCTTCCAACTGAAGAATGGTTAAGTGTACATATTACATCTTCAAAACTATAAGTTGTTGTCGACATACTTTTACCTCCTTATCTATTAACATAAACACCAACAGATAAATGTTGAATTGAGCCAGCAAGCTTTAACAACACATAAGTATCTGGTGCTTTTCTTTGTTCTCTATCTGCTTGAGTTTGGTCAGAAATAGAGCTATTTAAAATTAGGTATCCTTTTGCTAACATAGTTCCTGTCTTTATTCCTAGTATAGTTGTACCAGTCCAAATACCAGGTGATATAAATTTACTTTCAACAAATTTATCTAATACTCCAGTTATGGCAGTATTATATACTTCAACTCCATCATCTGTTTGTGGAGTCTTATCATCAGAAGTCATTACATTAAGAATTGCCGACTGTATTTGCTCTTGCAACATGTCTAGCTGAACCACTTCATCAATGAAAGTTCCGTTAGACATTGTACCCATTTCATAAAGGTTGTAAGAATTACCACGATTAACAAAGTAGTTGATATAATTATTTTTAAATAATGTTGTCTGCTGTTCTTGAATATCCTCAACTGTTATTCCCGGCATAGATTTATATGCTATATCAAAACTTTTTTCACTGTGAGCCATTACATACGCCATAGGGCTTGCAACTGCATATGATGTAGTCGAATATATTCCATGCGTTCTTCCATAACCAGCAGTTTTTAATTTTTCTGCTATGTTCCCTTTTGTTCCTGTTAAAACATCAGCACTGTTAGTTGTATAGAAAAATAAAGATTTTAGTTTACAACTTTCAATATACTTTGCAACTTCTTCTATTTCACTATCTGTAGCATCACATAATGTAGCCCCATACCATTCGGTATTCTTATTTCTACATTGAGATATAGCTTCAGTTGCAGTTTCATCTGTTCCTCTTCTACCTATTGCAACTCTGCTTGGAGATGGAGATTGTGAAAAATATATATTAGCAGCTATATATTCAGGATCTGTTTCTAAAAAACCATCTATTTTCATACTTTCTAGTGAACTATATATTTTAATTCTATCTTCTGTAGATATATGTGTGCTTTTCCCTATAACAAGCCCTAAATCAAAGTTAGATCTCACTTTATTAACTGGACCTATAGAAATTTTCACATCTACTATTCCGTCTAAAGGTAAATTTGCCATGTAATTTCCTCCTTTTTTTAAATAAAAAAGCAAGCACATAATTGCACTTACTTATAATATAATTTTACTATTTAATTTCTTTAATGTTTATTAAATATTTATACATTTTTTATTCTATAAAATTAATAAAAAAGCCTATGTTTTATTTGTCTTATTTCTGTAGTTGAATATACCGTAGAATCATCCACACCACTTTCAGGCGTATAAGATATTGTAAATAGTAAACTAAAATATAAATTATTTAATGTTCCATCTGTTAAAAACCCCATATTTTCACTATTTAAATTAAACTGATTCATAAGCTGGTCTCCAACGCATAATTCAACTTTTTTATTCTTTAAATCAAATCGAATGAGAAGGTTTTTATAAACATTTGTAGGTTCTATAGTATAAATCCCATTTATTGGCGTTTTATATGTTCCATTTATTTTAGGTATTAATTGATTATTTTGAATTTTCAAAGCGTTTTTACTGTCTTTGTTTATAAAAATACTTAAAGATGTTAAACCTACTTTTTTTGTTGTATTAAAACCATTTAATAACAACTCTACTTTGTTGGTGTTTTCATCTGCTTTGATTAAGCCATCCATAATCATTTGCTTGGCCCCTGCTGAACCATATGTTGTTTTACCTATAAATTTATTTTTACTCACTTCATAATCTGAATTTATATTAAAATATTTACTTATTTGAGTTTTATCATTATCTATAAAATTTATTTCTTTTTCCACATAAAATTTATTACAATCAAAATCTTCAAATTGCAAGACATTCACTCCTTAATTATCTTAAAATAGCACAATTAAATATATTATCACATTGATATAATATATATATATTTCCTTCATCCTCAAAACAAGTACATTGTCTTATATTTTGAGATTCATATATTGCATTATCAAAAGTTATCAATCTTTCACTTTTCCCTATAGGATGTTTTAGGTCTTTCATTGGTACTATATCTATTGATGAATTTGTTTTTTCTCCAATTCCAGATGTAAAACAAGTTCTTGTTCCTATAAACCAATCCATTCCATATTTATTAATTATTGTTCCGTGATAAGGATTTAGTAGAGTGTTTGTTTTGTTGTCATAATTCCATGCAGACATTTGATTATGGTCTGTAATCCAACTATATCCACCATCATCAGACATGTGTACCGCAGAAAAACAAGCATTCCCACCGCCCATCAAACTATAAGCATATAATCTCCCACCTACTTTGAAGGGATGCAGGTATCCATTATGGATATCACCCATTAATTTAGAATGATCTAAATTAAAAGCTTTAGTTTTTGTATTATCATCAAAGTTTATTCCATCATCTGATGTTACATACCAACTTGTTTGGTCTTCTCCATCGAAAGTTAAAGATGAATGAAAATACATTATAAATTTTTTTGTTTTATCATCATAAATAACAGAAGGTGTTTCTGTTTCTTTCTTTTCTCCATTTACTACATTTTGATATATTTTGCCATAGCTACTAAATCCCTCTAATATATTATTTGAATATGCAAGGCCTATTCCTCCTGTAGTATATTCATGATCTGTACTGTAATACATATAATATTTTCCAAGAGGATTTTCTAATTTATCATCTACTCTTATAATCCAAGGCCAATAAATTGTATTAAATCCATCTATTTTAACTTCATTTACGTTAAAAATATCATAATGTTTTTCAATTTCAAATTTTTGTCCTGCACAATATGAATATTGCACATCGCTTATTAAACGATCAGAAACGTCTACTAACTTTTTATAATATTCATTATCTATCTTTTTATTATCAGGAAGTAAATTTCTATTTTTATTCATTATAGCATCAAAACACTTTTTTGTTATTTTTTCCCTTTGAACATCGTACATATCTGCCATCTATATTTCTCCTTATCTATCAATGATATAATGTAAATTCCCTATCACCATTGCTTTCTCTTCTACGCTCCTTACTACTAATTCGTTATATTTTGCTTGGAAATCAACTCTATTCCACCATCTGCCTTGAAAGAGTTCCGGAACTCTTATTGGCATTGTAACGTCAGTAATAAGATGTAAATTAATATTGTTAAATTCTTTTTTTATAGTTGTGTCTGAAAGTATTTTGAATCTTATTACATCTGCTAAATCATATGCATTAGGTCCGTAAAAGCACCAATCTACATTATGTACTCTTGTATATGCTATTTCTTTAGTTAATAACTCGTCTGAATTTTCTTTAGCAGTATAAATAACATCCTGTTGTCTTGCAGAAGGCGAATCTACAGGAGTAATTCGTAAAAAACATATATCTTCATCAATACTCCATCCTGGAGCACCACTTGTAGGCCATGCAATTCTAACTTTACCTTGATTTTCTTCTGCATTCGGATCTAAATCAAGCATCATAAGAGTGAGTTCAGCAATTTTATCTTCTATGTCACTTAACTTATTTATCTTTTCCAATAAAACCACCTACTTTCCACTTATTTTTTGTGCTATACCTTTGTAAAATCCATAATCACTATCATCATTTACTATTCTTAATTTATATCTTTCTCCATGCCATAAAATTTCATCTGAGGTACCTGTGTTATTCTCTAAATCACGTGTTACATATATAGGTTGGAGCGTTAATACATTCCTCTCCCCTCCTACTCTGTCTCCTTCAGGTATTTGCTCTAAATCTCTTCCTTTGCAAGTAGTTATTATGCCTTTAAAAGGTATAGCTACTTCTGTTTCTTGAAATCTTCCTTTTATAAATTTCCCTGTTTTTCTATAAACTATAAAAGTTGTACAAAAGGCAGGATTTGTAATTACCTGACTTAAATTAATCACGCTTATCACCTACAATTCCAACTATGCTACGCCGCATTTCTGAAGTATCAATTAATGGCTTTGAACTACCTTTTAATTTAATAGTTAAAGGTGCATTTGGTGCCCATCCATTATCACTATCTGTAAAGAATTTTCTTACTTTGTTCTGAACAAATAACGCAGTTTTATTTAATTCAATTTCCCATTGTCTACTATCTAATACTGAATCTAAACAATTTTTTATTTTCTTTGCTACTTCATCTCCATACTTAGTCATAGCAGGAACTAAAACAGGGCGAGGAGGTATTCTATGCAATGCAGAACCATGTTCATGTATAAACATCTCATGTGCCTGTGAATATGTTTTTCCATCCTTTATATTGTGTTGCATTTCTTGTTTCATAGAAGAATCCCTTACACCTTCCGTGTGAATAAATAGTAATTGTGCATTAGAAACATGAGAACCTTTATGCTCTGTACTATCAGGTATTCCACAAAGTATCTGCTTATGTGCTAACTCTTCTAAATCCTTTTTTATCTTATCTGTTAAATCCTTTGTTACATTAACATCAAATAAATTTTCAAACATAAAGTTCTCCTTTCTATAAAACTGTGAATCCTCCTCTGCCAAACAATTTTGCTAATGAAAGAAACTGTATTCCAAATGTAGTTAAATTAAAATCATTTGCATTTTCTTCACTTTTAACTATAGTTGAATAATCTTTTCCGACACTTACTCCATCTGCGCTCATGCTTGTTTGTAGTCCTTGAATTTGACCTGCGCTTGCAATAACCTGTTGACCATCTTCAGGCGTAGATACAGTTTGTAAATAAAGAGTACAGTAATGCGCTATAAATAAACACATTCCTATTTTCCATGATTTATGCCATCTACTTTCCTTTATTCTGCTATCTGCCATTTCTAAATACATTTGTATAACCATTTCCGGTACATTATAAGTATTTGTTATAGTATTAATCCCAAATTGAGGATATACTTCAAGAAAATTTTCAACAGTAAAGAGAGGATTATCTCCTACCCTAATATTAGATATCCCCTCTGTTATTCCATCTAAATACATAATATCACCTATTTTTGTTCTTTAATTTTTGCCAATACTCCAGATTGAGTTGTAGCTTTTCCGATATCTATTCCATTTTCTTCTGCATATTTTAATAATTCTTCTAAGCTAAGAACTTCTAAATCTGTTGGGAAATCTCCATTTTCAATACTTTTCTTATTTTCGGAATTTAATATTAAAATAGATCCCTCTTTTACAGCTAATTTAAAGAAATTATCATTTGCTAATTCATCTTTTATATCGAAAAAGCCTTCATATGGAGTTAGTATAGTTTCTCCATCTACATTGAATCCAAAAACCTTTTTTGAATATATTCTCATTTTAATTACCTCACTTTTTTAAATTTATAAAAAAATAAAAGCATATAGAAATTAATCTATATGCTTTTCGAAATCTAAATTTTCTTATATTCCATCTACATACATTGCATGTTGTAGATATTTGAAATTTACTACAGAGAAATTAGCAGCAAAGTTTATTACATATCTAACCTTACTTGCTTCTGGTGTAGTCATTGTTTTAGTTAAAGGCTGTGGTATTGCTATATTAACCATATCAGAATCGTTGGCATAGCAAACCATTCTGTTAGTTGAACCAGTTCCTGCACCTGCGCACCATCTGCAAGGAGCAATAACTAAATCAATACCTTGATTTTTACCTATATTGTTTTCAAGTAAATAACTAAGGATTGATATATTACCAGCATCAGATACTTTCCTGCTCACTAGATAAGTATAATTAGATGGATCAACTAAAATTTGATTACACATACCTTTTAAATCATATTCTGAATTTTCCCATGTTTTTTGCATTGCTTGGTTTATATCATCTAAAATCTCGTCTGGAAGTTTATCTTTCCATTTAGTACTATTTCCGTCACCAGCACTTGCAGATGCAGTTACTGCTGGAATTTTTGGATTATTAACTAGTCCATAATACTTTCCGTTATTCATGCCTTCATAAACTCTTAAATCAAGTGCTTTATTATAAGCTAACTTAATTCCTTTGTTTAAAAGTTCATCTAATCCTCTTCCTGTCTCTGCCATCTTTTTTTGATCTATGAAACCTATTGTCATGTTTCTCATCCAAATAAAGCTTGGAACCTTTTCTTTGTTTACATCTGTTTGTATAGTAGCAATATCAGAAGTTGTATTTCTTACTACATCCTCTTCATTACCTCCAACACTTGCATAATCAACAAAGATATTAGAAACATTTTCTGTAAATAATCCTCCACCTGTTTCAATTGAAATATCTCTAGCATATGTAAAACTAGTTAAAGGTTCGTTTAATTTAACATTTCTTTTTTCAAGTTCACCATTAAGAAAAGCCATTCCAGCACCAATTGCTGCTTCGTCAAATCCTAGTGCTTTAGATTTTGCATCTGCACCATATATTTTACTCATTCTTTTATCCCTCCTTTTAGTGTCTGTATTGTACAAGAACTTCAGCTACTTTATTTGCATCTAATTTTCCTGTATTAAATACGACTCCTGTTAATTCTATTGTGTTTTCAGGTGTGCTATCTGCTACTGCTTCAATTCCTCCAACTGGTTTATCACTTGTTCCATTTGCTACTCTAATATAAACTTTCCCATGAGGTGTTGGCGTACCATTGTTTACTTTAACAAGCATAGTTCCTCTTACCATAATATCTACTGGATCTTTATCTTGATAAGCTGATGCTCCAGTTGAATAATCTGAACTCTGCATAACTTCTCTCATCGCAAATCCGAAGAAATCTGTTGTAGCATCTCCTGTTCCTATTGCTTTAACTTTATTCTCACTTGTAATTTTAACTGGGGCTCCAAATGTTATAGATCCATCGGCTGTTCTACTTTCTATAATGGTATCGTCAGTTCTTGATGGTTGACCTATATAACCATGATTTAATCTTTTACCAATTGCTACTCCTGACATTATTTATTCTCCTTTCTATGTGGATTCATATTTGCATATATATTAGCTACTTCTCCGGCTACTTTATTTTCATCATAAACATCTGCTGCTTTATCTAAAGCTGATTGCTTTTGAGATTTAATTATTCCAGCATATCCATTACTAGAAGATTTGCTCTTAGAATTTAAAGCCTTTGCTACTTCTTTTGAAAGTGAATCTAATGCTTTGCTTTTTTGAGCTGGATCTGTAATATAGCTAATCATTTCTCTTTTTGCCTTAATAGCTGCTAAAGTGTCTGCTCCTACAATAGGATTTTTAGGTCTATCTTCAGGATCGCTAACTTCTCCACTTTCAGGTTCAGTTAAATCACCTTCATCATCAGCTTCAATTATTTCATTTGGTTCTTCATCGCATCCATTTTCAAGCTTTTGGATATCTTCATCAATTGCTTGTTCAGGTGCTTTTGGTTGTTGTGCTTGGCTTAAAGACTGAACCAATGTTCCAACTACTTCTACTAACTTATCAAGTTTTGCTTCTACTTCAGATACTTGTGGTTCTTCATCACATGCATCCTTTGCTGGTTCTTGAGGAACAGTTTGTGTCTGCTGCTGAGGTAATTGCACCTCTTCATCCATAGATTTTAATTTTTCCTCTACTAGTCCATCCAGTACATCGTTGAATTCTTCTGGTGTTGAATCTTTAGCAACCATATGTGCTCCTAATCCTGCTAACCAATCTTTAAAGTTATTAGTTTTTCTAGGAATTTTTATTTTATCTTCCATTTTTCTTCCTCCTTCATTATTTATTGAATCTAAAACTCTGCAACGGTCTCCGGCTCTGCCATTTTCAACTATTGCAACATGATTCCCTATTATATTAATCTGAGAATATGTACCATCTTTATTTTTTTGAAGTTCAAATTCATATCCACATGACACTTCTCTTTTTTCTTTTTCAAGTATTTCTTTTATTAATCTCTTGTCGTAGACTATCAAATCTGCAAGTAGCAAATCTTTTTCTTCGCTAGATTGCCTTACATTATCAACTGAACCTTTACAATACCTTTGAGCATTTTCCGGATTTAATAGTTCCGGTGGATGATTATCTGTAACAATCTTCCCTTGAAATGAAGCTATTGATTTAATAGAAAATACATCTTCCGGACTTCTATAGATATTTAAAATTTCGTTTTCTTGATTATCTTTAATAACTCTTTTATCTTCAGAGATACTTTTATCTATAAGTTCTTTGCCTAAATATTTATACCAACCACAACGTGCTATAGGCACATTATGACATATAAGAAATCCATCAGGTGTTTCTGTCATGTTAGGACTTATCTTACTTCCGTAATACGCTTTCAATGTTTCTCACCCCCTCTCAAAGGCAAAATAAAAAAGCCTTATTTCTAAGACTTTTTAACAAGTATAATGTTTATCAAAATATTCTTTATCGCATACATCAAATTTTTCATCTTTGTATATAATATAATCTCCTACACATGCAGTTTTATCGCAATCTAATACGAAAAAATCATTACCTCTAAGAAGTGCAGGTCTGATTATTCCTTCTCTAAATGCATCACAAAATATAGAATCAACAGTTTTCCCATACATATCTTTTGTAACTCTTAATGCTTTAACCTTAATTTTGGAGTTGCCATCTTTATATTTGCCTTTTCCTTCTGTTTTCTCATATTTGAAGCTAATAAGATTTGATAGTCTTACTGAAAATTCTTCATTGCCATTTCTAAATGTTGCCATTCCTAAATTCGAATCTATATCATATTCTTTTTCTTCACAATAAGTTGTATAAATGTATGTGTTGTTTAATCCATCAATATAATTAACAGTTAATTTCATGTCCGCTCCTCCATTTATATAAAATAAAAAGCCTTATCATAGTTAACTCCTATAATAGGCTTAATTGTTCAAATCTCTTTATATTTATCATTCTAGAAACTGTATTTATTATTTCAATAACTTTTTTATTATCATCTATAGATATGTCTTCCCATTTTTCAGCTTCAAGAACTGCGAATATCCATTCTTTAACCATATCATATTCTTCTTTATCACTAGTTACAGATTTTATAAGTCTATCATATTGTAATTTTCTTTTGTGACTAGGCTTATAGAGTTGTTTAGCTTCTTGTGTTAATTTTTTAAAATCTTCAATTGTACTTTTTAATTCTTTTATCTCTTCTTTTGCTGAAATTAATTGAATATTTTCTTTGAGTTTCTTTTCGCATTTTATAAAATAATTTCTATATTCATGTGATTTAATTGTTCTAGCCATCATTGCTAAATGTTTAGCAAATTCTAAAGAAATAGCAAAATCCATAGTTGAGTTGCCCTCGTCATTATGACGAACGCCTATCCAATCTGTATTCTCTTTAAAGAATTCATTTTCTTGGATATTACTTTTATTCCATCTTGACCAATTAGACTTATCAAGTCCTAGACCTAAATACAATTCTCTAGCGCTCACCAGTCTATCACCGTTTTCATTAGTTATTATTTTTATCAATTCATTCTCCATAATACATCCTACCTTTCTTATAAAATAAAAAAGATAGGTGGGAACTTCTTTAATTCCAAATCCTATCTAAAATAAAAGCACCTGCCGAAGCAGATGCAATAATCACTATTTATATTATATAGTATATTTCTTTGTTTTTTTATTTACTTTTTACAATCTTTTTATAGTTTTATTTATATTTTTTATTATTGTAACTTTTCGTAAAATTAGTGTTTCTCGAAGAGTTACATATTAATTTAAATTAAAATAGTTATAAAATTGTTTTTTATTCATTTTTACTATTTTATCTGGTAATCCTACTTTACATGGGAAATTAATATCCTCTACTTCTATAGGTGCAGGATAACATCTATCGTTTGGGAACTCTCCTGCTATTCCTGGAGCCAATGTGCTTTTCTTACCTATATATTTTTCTGGCAATATAGGAATATCAAAAGAACAAACAACGCCTTGCATATGCTTATGAGAATCTCTAACTCTCTGGTCTGATGAAGTTTCCCATATATAAAAGTTTATTCCACATTCCTTTGCCTTTGCTCTAGTAATAACAGATGAAGTTTTACTTGTTTCAGTCCTTGCGATTAATTTTGCCCTTTTTTCGCTTATATCTGGGACCATGCTTTTAATATAATCTACTATATCTGTGCTTCTAGTTCCGTCCATGGTTTCTTTTAATATCTTTTCATTAACTTTTACTGCTATATCCTGTGGGATAGATTTTATTAATTCTGCATTACTGTATATCTGGTCTTCTACTGCCATCCCTATATTCCCGGACATATCTCTTTTTAACGCTTCTCTTATTTCTTTTCCTCTTCCACTTTTAGCAGCAGCTTCTCTCCATGTTTTATTGTTATCAGAGTAGACTTGTTTCACCATATTTATTGCAGTATTATTAGCATAATCATTAAATTCTTTACTATACGCAAACTTTCTTATTACTCTTAAAATATCTGTTAAAGAGTTCAAGTGCTGTAGGTTGTTGTGTAGCTTTTTCACTGCTTTCATGATTGCCCTCTGGTATCTTTTCTCTATAAGTCTGTTCAGCATCCACATTGTCTAATCCTCCACCATTAAATAATGAATCTTCATTTGGGAAATCTCCAAATTCTCCTTGGTCATATTCCGTACTTGCATTAGCAATATCTTCATCTGATATATTAGTAAACATTCCTGTTGTGTCTGCCATTTCTTTAAGTTCTTTTATCGCTACTTTTTGAGTAATTAATCCTCCTTGATATACAGTATTAATAGCATTTACTTTCTTATCTACTATTGAAGCTAGTTCCTCTTCTGTCTGCTCTGCAACTGGATTAAAATCGTAGCTTAAATCATTTGGTATATATGCTAACTCACTCATAACCATAACAGGTAATAATTTATCTATTACTGGCTGAAGTTGTGATACTTGTTTTTGTCCAATCATATCATAATAATTTTGCAGGTCTGATTCTCCTGTTGCTGATAATCCAGCTGGACTTCTTCCAAACAATTTAGTTACAGGTATTTCTGATGCTCCTGCCACATCTAGCATGAAAGATTGATATACATCATTTATTCCACTAAATGTATATTGGTGTGTAGCAAAGTCATCATCTTTTCCTAATACCATCATAGAGTTAGAATTCATTAATCTATTTTGGCCTTCTACTGTATTATATAAATCTTGTTGTAAGTCTGCATCTCCTGTAGAAAGTATTTCTTCCATTCCTTGCATCTTAAGAACTTTTAAGTTTGCCATAAATAGTAAGTTTGCTATGTTATAACTAGCATTATCTCTTTTCTTAAGTTCTTCATAGATTACTTCTACTTCTGATTCTCCCCATCCCATTTCTACTTGTTTTTCTATGAAAGGAAGGTCTCTGCCGGCAAATCTTAAAACTCTTGAATGATGTACTTTTACAGTTGCACCATTATTACCGCAATCCCATTCATAGTACAAAGGCATTCCAAAATCAGGAGAACTTACATCTTCTATTATCTCTGTAGAAGCTTGTATTCCCATCCATCTATCGCATACAATTAATCCTTTGAAAGCACCTGGCATAATTGTATTATAATCTAGGGGTTCATCTAGTATATTTTCATGCCCTTGAATTACCATTACTGCTGCTGCTCCACCATAAAGTCTTCCCCACTTTAAAGCTTCTTTTATTTTTTCTTTTATTTTAGTTTTTCTTTCAAGTTCATCAAGTTGCTTCATCTGTTCCGGTGTCAATGAAGATTGAATATCTATCCAATTTTTCATCATATCTTCAGGAATAGAATCTATAACTTTTCTTACTATCCAATGATTTCTATATAGATTATTCATTAGCTGATAATTTCGAGTTAACCTATCCATTGTATAGTCAGTTCCATTTAATAAGTTGGGAGCACCGTCTCCAAGCCTTGCAAGAAGATTTTGAAATGTGTCCATAACAGTCATTTTATATGGTTCATTATGTCTCTTTTCGCTAAATTCACGTTTAGCGTAATTACTTTTATTATTTGATTGATTATCCTTTGATATATATCTTCTTTTTTTCTTTTTTCTGCTCACCTTTTTATCCTCCTTTTTTATTTAGTATTTATATTCAAATTATCTTTATATACGATATTTAAATAATAAATAAGTAAAAAATTTACAAATACTAACTTTTTGTAAGTCTTCTTTTATTTATGCAGGTTTTAACATAATAACGTAATGCATCTAAATCATGGTCAAATTCTTTTATAGGTTTTTCTTCTCCTCTTTCAGCAGCTTTTTCATCCCATATGTAAGACATTATATTATCTAATAATGGTCCACACTTTTTAGATAAACATTTAATTTTCCCTTGTCTTATTAATGTTGATACCATTCTTATCCCATCATTGACTTCATTGTCTGCATCTTTAGGTCTTAAACGTCTGCTTCTTATTTCTGCCTTGAAAGATGCGGCACTTGGATCTAATATTATATACATAGGATGTTCATCGCCTATAAACTTTTCAAGATCATCTCCATATTCCTTATCCGTTTTCTGTCTTTGAGCCTTTTTAGAATCATAATAATATTCATCCAATATCCATATTGTATCTCCATCATCCCATATATCTAAAAAAGCCATAGGATTTGTAGTACCATAGTCAATAGAAATATATCTTCTTGAACGTGATTTTATTTCTTCTATGCTTATATCTGATTCTTTAAATTCGTTTATTTCTTTATCCCACATATCATAAATAACACCATCACCTGATACCCATAATCCAAGTATAAATCTCTGATAAAATGAACCAGTATAAGCATTTTTAATATTTTGTTTATATTCTTCACTTAAAGTTAAATTATCATCTAACTCAAAATGCCAATGCTTATATCCTTTTTCAACTGCTACTTCTCTATATTCTTTATTAATAAAATGATTAGGTACATCAGGGTTTGTAGTCCAAATAGCTTTACTATTAGGCAAAGACATTCTGTTTAATGCCTGTTTAACAAAACCTTCATTGTGTAATGTTATTTCATCTGCATACCATCCTGCGATAGTAATACCTCTTATTTTTCCTTCATCATTTGCTTTACTTCCACCTCTGCAATAACATATCTTTGTTTTATTATTAAACTTTATTATTAATTGTGCTCCACCCTTTGCGCTTTCTTGATATGTTGCCCTATCTTCTCCTAAAATTACTATTATATCGGCTATTACATTTCTATATAATGAGTCTGTACTTTCTCCACTCATTAAAAATTTATCATATGGAGAATTTATTACATATAAAGTCCACGCTAAATTAACTATGAATGTTTTCCCACTTCTTACTGCTCCTTCAAGTATATTAATAAATCCTAGTTCGCCTTTTAAAGTAGTTCTTATAACATCAATTTGTTTTGGAGAAAATTTATAAGCCATCTTTTATACCTCTTAACATATTCTCAAGTTCTCCATCGCTATCATTTCCGTTTCCTTTACTTGCAATTCTTGCAGTTTCAGCTTTAACCTTAACAATATCGGCTTGAAGCTTTTCACTTTGTAACCTCTTATTTTCAATATCAAGCTGTAGTTTTTCTTTCTCGTCAAGTAAGTTCTTAATTTTTCTTAACTCGGCCATAGCTTTCATTTTATCTACTAGTTTAATTTTTACTCCATTATTGCCTGCTGATATTTCAGAGATTACTGTTCCATCAGTCTTTACGCTATTATTTAATAGCACATAACTTTTAGGTTTAGTTATAATTTCTCCATTTTCATCAAGTTTCACATTTCCCTCTTTATCAAACTGTGGCTCATATTCAGTACCATATTCCATATAATCATTTATATCAGCAAATGCTATATCCTTGTATTTTTGCGCTATGCTTTTTTGCAAGAACTCGTAATTAAGATCTGATTCTATTAATTTATTAAGCTGCTCTTTTATCTTGGTATTCCTTAGCAACTTGCATCCATTTACCATTGCTGTTTCATAGGTGCATTTATAAACCTTTTGATAAGCTTTTGTAGCATTTAAACATTTAGCGTATATAACACAAAAAAGCCTTTGCTTTTCGTTCAATTCAGTATTTTCTAATACTTCTTTAACTTCATCAGCAATAGGCTCTTTTATATCACATTCATTATTCTTTTTTGCACCTGCACTCTTTTTATTTTGTGTGCATACTTTTTTACCTTTTGTGTGCGTACTTTTTTTATCCTTACACCAATTATATCTAGTTTTCCATGACTTCACTGTATTTATAGATACTCCGTACTTTTCGGCTATCTCTTTATATTTCATGCCATTAATATAATCTTCTTCTGCTAATTCATATTGAGGTTTATTCATTGTATACACCTCTTTTTCTAATAATTTCTATATCCTATATATCTTGTTACTATATCTTTTGTTAACTTTCTATTTTCCTTAGAATAAGTTCTGATTATATGTTCTAATACTTTTTTATAATTCATATTCTATCTCCTTTTATCTGAATTTATATAGCACTCTACCATACTGTCATACTTATCTATCTGCTTTAAATTTTTATTCTTACAGAAAGGGCATGATAGATAATGTCCATTCTTTACTAGCTTATCTACTTCCTCTGTTTCAAGGATCATTTCTCTTTTACATGATTTGCATTTATATATTGTATAGAATCCATTCATAAGTCATCACTCCTTTATTTTGGCATTAAAAAAAGAGCTCTTTTACAAACTCTTTACTTACTTTGTTTCTTTTTTACTTTCTCTCATTCTCTGAATAAATCTTTCTTGGATTTTTCTATTCTTTTGATTAGTTGAATCTATACTGATTTTACTTATTAAATCTTTAAAATACATCTAAACACATCCTTTATAAAAGGACTTAGAGAAATCATTCTAAGCCCTTAGTGATTATTAAATGGAGGTGATTAATTCCAATAGTATATTAATATACATATGTCGTGCCACGGAAGTCTTCACCTTCCTTTATTGTATATTTTTTCTTGAATATCTATTAAAATTAATCTATGAACAAGTTAATTATACCTCTTTTGTATATGTTTAATTTACAATGTTTTTATAAGATTTTTATTATTTCATCTGCAATCTGAATTGCTACTTTCCAGTATGCTTGTAACAAATCAGCTCCTAGATATTTATAGCATTTTTGTTCTGTTCCTTCTTTTTCGTTTAAAATAATGCTATATCCACTATTATCGCAGTAATCCGTTAGAACTATAATATTATTCGATTTTCCTATTATGAACTTTCTTAATTGTCCTTCTGTTAATAAAGGAATTATTGTATCATATAAACTAATATTACCTTTCATTGAATGATATAGCATTCCTTCATCATCATTTTGTATATAGTCTAAACATTCTATCACATCTAAATCTGAAATATCTTTAAATAAATCTCCTTCTTTTACAGGAGAATATTCTAAAAATTCCTCCTGTATTTTTCTTGGTTGCTTTAAAAACTCTTCTGCACTTATATATTCCATTACTTTTTCTCCTTAAACATATTTCTATTATGCTTAAATCCACAGTCCTCTATCTGCTCTGTAAATCTTTCTAATGCTCTTTTTTCTTCTTCAAGTTCTTTTTCTGATATTTCTATCTTAAATTTATCCATATTTTCTTTAATTCTTATTACATCTCTAAGCGCATGTTTTAATATACATGCATCTTTATAACTGATTCTTATATCTAATTTACTCATTTATCTATTCCACCTTTATTTTATATCCCTCTATTTCGTCTATAGGCTTTACTGTGGCACCTATTAAATATTCTTCCTCACATCTTGAAATTGCTTTTCTCATTGCTATTTTTTCAGATTCTGCTACTACTAAATATGTCTTAAATGTAGTATCTTTCACCCATAAATCAACTTTAAATAGTCTCATAGTTAATACCTCACAATCTCAAATCTATATTTCTGCTCCACGTTTGGATATTTTTCATGGTCTACTTCAGATAAGAACATTGATATAGGTCTAGCATAACAAACACTATCATCATATAAACTTTTATATATCGCCATTTTTTCATTACAAAAATCATCTACATGATACCATTTCCCATCAATACAAAAAGTAAAATTTCTTTCTTTCTTTTCTGTATGTTCTATATAAATTGTCACTTTTAATACTTCATCATTATCTCCATATTTATTTCTTATATATTCTCTACTTATAGGTTCACTTACATGCATAGTACAATACATATAATTATTTGGTATTCCATCCTCTGTATGCTTAAAATGTTTATATATAGCTGGTGCTTTTACTGTTCTTTCTTTATTCATAGCTATTCTCCTTAATATTTATTTCATTTCTAAAAACATTTCAGTTCTAAAGATAACTCCACCTGTTTTTTCATTTGTTCTTGTTTTTATATCTCTATTAAAAGAAATATTTTCTTCTATAAGCTTTGCAAATTCATTAGTCATCCTTCTTACAATATGTTTCTTAAATTTTTCATCGCTTAAATTGGAATAAAGCATGTTATACGGTACATCTATTTCAGCAAATGCTTTTTGAATATTTATATTTTGCAATTCAATGGCTCTTAACATGGCCTGTTGTTCATTATATGTTAAATCATTTTTATATCTTTTGTAAATATTTGTTAATTCAAATTTAGCTAATATAGCTGGTAATTTTTTATCCATATCTATTCTCCTTATTTTTATAAATTTATCCACCACTCAAATACTTCTTCCGGAGTATTCCATGTAGTTTTTAATCCTTTTTCTTTTCTTCTATCTAGCATCTTTTGAAATGCTCTTAAGTAATTATCTTTATACTTAGGAAATCTTTTTACATCTTCCAACATACCCTTTTTACCTTTTTGAGGACATAGGATGCACCCTATTCTTTTACATCCTTGATCGTATAAGGGATTATGAGATAAATTATACATTTTATGAAATTCCCATACCTCTGATTCAGTCCAATCTATTATGGGATTTACTGTTATTGTACTTTTTTTATAACACATTTCTGTTAATCTTCTATTGTTTTTTCTTCCTGTACTTTCTGACCATCTTACTCCTAGCACTTTTGTTCTACCTTCTCCACCATATTCCTTTAAGACTTTGCAACAATATCTCATAAGCCTTGTTGGTGGTACTCCTTGTTCTTCTATCAGCTTCCATATGCTTTTATTAGGATAATCTATAATACAATTTGGATATATTTTTCTTATATATCTAACTGTTTCAGGTGCATCTGCTGTTGTATGTTGATGATGTAAATCATATTTAACATCAGCTAGTTCGCATAATTTCACTATTACATCTGAATCTTTTCCTCCACTTATAGCAACATAGTAACCTTCTTGTGGTTCAAATTCTTTTAATCTATCTATTGCAATATCAACTTTGTTTTTTCCTTCAAAGTTTAATTGTTCTATCATAACTACCACTAACATAGTTAAGTCCTCGTTAGTGGAAATTCTTAGCACTGTTCTATTTTCATGGTTTTTAACCAGCCAGCATCCATGTAATTTTATAAACAAATGTTAATATATACTTATTGTTTAACCTGGTCTACCAGGATTTAGTTATGTTTTACTCCTCTCTTTATACTTAATTTATCAATCATATTTTAAATTCTCCTCCAAGTGGTTCTCTAATAATTGCGAATTATTTAACATCTATAGTTTCTGTATTTTCTACTATATAACAAGATGGAAATAAATTATGTTTTTTATGCCATTCATAGAACACCTCGTTAAGTTTTAATTCAAGTTCTTCATCTTGCTCTTTCGTTGTATCTAAATAGCTTTCTGTTACTTCTCCAACTTCATCGTATAATTGTTCTTGAGCATTTTCTATAATTGTATCTACTGATATATAAGATATCCCACATGGAACTTGCTTCCCTATACTGAATTGAACTAAGCCTTTTTCTTTAGCCTCTTCCATTCCAAGTTTTATAGCTTTTTCTCTTGAATTAGTTTCTATATCGCCTTGCCATATATCAAAGTCTCCTTCTCTTAAATCAACTATCCATACTTCTTTTATTTTTTTCATTACTTATCTATCCTTTCATTCTTCGCATTTTCTGCAACTTGTTTAAATTAAAGTATTGCGAACTATAGTTCACTTTCTAAACTTTTAATAATTCCTCTTACTTCAATACATTTTCTATTGTTTATTGCTCTCAAATAATCTTCTGCAACATTTAATAAATCTATTGTAGCTTTCATATTTATCTTTCTTATATCGCTACCAGCATCTTTTTTGCCTTTACAATAAGAACCTCTTATTACTGCTTCAACTACTGTTGGCTTATCAGTTAATATAATTTCTTGTTCAATCATTTCTTCAACTAATTCTTTAGACTCACTCTTATCCACTATTACTTCATCCTTTCTGCAACTTGTTTAAATAATTGAATTGTGAATTAATTAAAAAGTTTATTAATGTTTTCAAATAAAGCTATAGTTGCTCTAACATCATCTTTCGCAGTATGTCTTGCATTAGTTTCGATTTTAAAATAATTAATCGAAGCTTCCAAACTTGCACTTTCAATTTCTATTTTTCCTGTAACCATTAAGAAGTTGATTAAACTGCAAGTATCTAACTTTCTATGAGATACATATTTCCACCAATATTCTTTTTCATTTTGAAATAGTTTATCTAAAAATTTGTAATCAAATTCTATATTAATCCCTGCTATAACTGGTTTTTCATTACTAAAGTTATCCTGTATAGACTTTATTATTGCTTTCAC